GTCGCGAGTAGCGCGTCATCGCCACAGATGGATGATCGAATGCGAGGCTTCCTTCTCCCCGACGCTTCAAGGGCGGCGGCCTTCGCCACATCCAACCAATAGAGGTGGATGAGCGAGAGGACGCACCAAGAAGTAGGGAGTCCCATGAGGATTCCTCGGGAGCTGAGAACTGGATCGTCTTCTCCAGGATACCGAAGTAACTGGGGCCCCGTGAGGAGCCGCAGAACGTCGATTTCCAGATTGGAGAGGCGTCCGCTCTCAGCTAACCCGTCCACCACCGCCTTAGCTAGGTCAAGAGGAATGAGGTCCGTAGCCCTCGTGAGGTCAGTCGAGACAACCGTCTCCGCACTGGCTCCATCGAAGAGCTTAAGGATCTCAGAATCCTCCGCCCCTACTAAGGGCTGGTAGGCGCCTGGCGTGGACCGAAGTCCGCGTAGTAAGTGCTTTCGCACAGAATGGCCGAGAACTTGGCAGTACGCTGGTCCCACGTTGACCACCCGAGTCTTCAACCCTCTTTCTGTTATGCACGCGATCTTGTGCTCCGGGACAAGGCCCTCCTTCATACGCTTTAGAGCGTAAGAGAAGAGCCCAATGTCCTGAGCCACCTCGACCGCGACTGCGTCCGAGAGATAGTGGGTGGGAGGCTCCTGCTCAGCAGCCCGTTCAAGGAGGTAGGACAATGTCCCACCTTTCTTGGCGGTCCGCTCCGAGCAAGAGCTCCCAGAAGGCCAAGCCGGCGGCTCAAGGGTAACCTTGGGCTTAACCAGTTTAGCTTTTGCCCACCGCTTCACGAATGCAGTGCATGCAGTTAGATGGACGTCATCAGTCACGAACTTCGAAGTGTAGTCGGACTTGTGTTGATGGAGCGCCTGCGCAGCAGCCTCGCGGCTGCTCGGCGGCAACGCCCTTCCTAAGAAGCTCATCTGCGCGTCGACGCGCGATCCGGATCCTAAGATCCATTTCGCACGTCGCGCAGTAGACTGCCTCTTAAGGGAGAGAGCGTCGCCCGCGCGGGCGTGACCCATCTCGACGAGCCGACTGGCCTCCGATTTCGAGACGGCTGACGCTGCTGCAGCTGCGAGAACAACACGTTCTAAGAACGGAACTCCGCTCCAACCATCGTCGTTTGCGGTCCCCCCCGGAGAGTCCTCCAATGGAGAAGCTCTACCCGGAGCGGGTTGGCCGCGGCGCTTGCGCGAGTCGCACGCCCGAGGAATGCCCCTGGCCTTAACGGCAGGGGTTCTCTCAGGGCCACGTGCTCGCTGGGCGCCCGACGGTGTGGAAGGGGGAGTTCGTCCCAAGAACGGGGTTACGTTCCGGCAACCAACGTTTGCGGTCCCCCCCGGAGAGTCCTCCAATGGAGAAGCTCTACCCGGAGCGGGTTGGCCGCGGCGTCTTCGCGAGCCGCGCGCCCGAGGAATACCCCTGACCTGAACGGCAGGGGCTCTCTCGAGGCCACGTACTCGCTGAACGCCCGTTGGTGCTAGAACAGGGAACTCCGTGTCGAAGTTCGTTGTTCCCGTTGCTGCAGGCAGTGAAGACTCGTGGCGACGTGGTGCGCTACTGAGTCCCCTGAGCGACGAAATATACCGACGAGAATGACCCGCCGCCAACTCTCGCTGTCTTCTGGATCGCGCGCCAGCCTTAAGGCTAGCTCGCTCTCCCTTTGACACGCGGGAGCGGTGGCTGTCTTTGTTTGAAGTATTATTCGAGGCTCAGAGTGGGGAAACCTAACCGTTAGGCAGGTTCTCGTCCTGGCTTGCCAGGCGTGGACGACTCGGTCCGTGTTCTAACCCGTTACTGGCTTAACCGTCAGTAAAGGATCACGGCCCG